AGGGCCTGTTTGGAATTTTTGCTTTTGCTCGCGTGCCTGGGCCTGCGCCTGCATCTCTGCTCCTGCCTGGCCAATTTTGAAGCCGCCGATTGCTGCCTCAAATGGGCTTTGCACTTCGACTGCGTAGTTGATTGGGCCTTGGAATGGATTGATCTGTGCCATATTTTTAGACCTTGCTGTAATCGACCATCAAGTAGCCGCCGGACTCGGAAACAGCACCAGGGTAAATGGTCTGGACTTCTTGAGCCATGAGGCCAATTTGACGACCACCGCCCCAGACATAATCGAATTCGTAGACGTTCAAGCCATCTGGTCGTGTGCTGATCTGCTTGATGTTTTTCTTGAGGCGACGATCGCTGAACATATTGCCGAAGCCCATGCCAGCCTTACCGCCTGCGCCATACTGCATTCCGAGGAACTGCGCTGGCATGTTCAAGATCTGGCCGTAGGCTTTGGCCTGGCCGAGTTCGCCGCCTGCGAGGGCTGCGCCTTGCTGAGACAGCAAGTTGGCCACGTTTGTGCCTGTTTCCATGCCAGCAGCGCCGACACCGGCAGCGGAGCGTTGGCCCAAGGTGGTCATGCCACCGAGTCGGCTGTATTGCTGCTCGAGGGCTTGATTTAGGAGTGCAGGGCGAAACTGTGCCAGTGCGCCCTGAATGTTGCCGCCACGCAAGCCTCCAGTGGCTGATGCGTTTTGCAAAAGTGCGTTTTCTCCCTGGCGCATGGCCTCTTGAAACCTAGCACCACTGCTGATGCGATCAATGGCGGCCTGCTCTGCCTCTGGGCCACGGAGACCCAAGAAGGCTTGCTGTTGCTCTAAGGCTGGGACGCCTGCCTCTGTGTAGGGCTTGAGCAGGGCTTGCAGTGCGTCAAATTGGCGACGCTGTTCTGCTACGCCTTTGTCTGCTGCTCCAGCTTGAATGTTGGCTGCGTCTTCTGCTGCGTCGGCTTGCATCATGCCGCCGACGACTTGTGTTCCGCCCACAACTAGGGCCGTTACTGGATCAGGCATCGCCGAACTCCTTCATGTAGTCTTCAAATTTTTCGCCGTACAGGTCCATGACCAGGTGCGCATTTTTGGTGGCAAAGCCTGGGCCATGTGTGAGTGAGACGGCCATCAAGATCAGGTCGTAGAAGCCTGCACGCCAGACGAATGATCTGGCGTCGGCTTGGCCTGCGCGTTCTGCTGTGTCGGATGCCTGCCACTTCATGATCGCGGTGGCCAGTAATGGCACCAGGTGGTGGCTGTTGGCAATAAAAAACAGATTCTGGTGGATGCCCACCAGCGTGTTCCAGATGGCGGCATTCAGGTCTTTGCGCTCAACTGTGTCGCCGTCGGCAACATCGTCAAACACCTGAATGGCATCGTAGACCATGACAAGCCATTCAACGACTGGCGCAGGCAGCATGAAAACCCTTTGCAGGTTTTCTTTGAGCCAATCAATACCAGTCATGTGCAACTCCTGTTTAGGGCAAGCTGCTGGCGGCTTTGTTGACTCAGCGGCTTGATTTTCTCACAAATGCTTGCTTTTGCAAGCTCCTATCGTAAAATGCTCTGGCAGCTTACCCGACGGGGGACAGGCGATTCATCACCGCTTGCTGCATCTTTCGATGACTTCCACTCCGATGAGGTGCGACATGATTACACACACACGCCTGCGCGAGCTTGCGCATTACTGCCCAGAAACCGGGCAATTTACTCACTTGCAGTCCAAAGGACGGAAAAAAGCTGGTATGCCTGCCGGGTCGCTTCGCAGCGATGGCTACGTCTACGTCATGTTTGACGGCTTTCGTGCGATGGCACACCAGTTTGCATGGCTGTACGTGACTGGCGAATGGCCAACGCAAGAGATTGACCACATTGACGGCAACAAGGCCAACAATGCATTTTCTAACTTGCGGCAGGTAAGCAGGCGAATGAACACCGAGAACAAGCACATGGCCAAGAGCACCAGCACAACTGGTTTGCTTGGGGTGATAAGGCATCGACATAAGTTTGTTGCTCGTATCGTCAGCGAAGGCAAGCGCACATATCTTGGCATCTTTGAGACGCCAGAGGCTGCTCATGAGGCCTACGTGCAGGCAAAACGACGCTTGCATCATGGTTGCACCATTTAATCGTTCTCGTACTCGCGGCCTTCCCAGGCTTGGCATGACCTCATGTCATGACAAATAAAGTCGAACTTGTGGCAGTACCCGCGATAGCCTGCGTTTTCGTCCCATTGATTGCGTGGAATTCTTTCCATTTTTGCTTGCATCAATGGCGTCGCCTCAAAATACTCGCAGTTGCTGCACCGACGACGACGTGCTTCTTTCTCATCGACCTGCATGGCCTTGCCCAGGGCGACCCAATACACCTTGTTGGCTGTTGGTTCGTTGCTGGGGTTCTCTGGGCCGAGCATCCAGTCGTCGATCACGACCTGGGTGTTCTTCTTGTTTTCGGCTGCGGTGATGAATTCCTCTTCGACTGGCAGGCCCATGAAGCCCTTTGGCATCATCATGAATTTGTCCATGCTGTTTCTCCTTTAAGTGATTTCGCGGCCAGAGGCGCGGATGGTCAGCGAGGTGGCTGCGCTGGCAATGGTGCTGATGAAGCCACCAGGTTCGAGCGCCTGGCCGACCAGCTCTGGGCAGGTGTAGGTCTCGTCAGGAGCAATGGCGCGGGTGTCCAAGATGAGGTTGGAGGCGCCTGGGCTGCCGCCGCTGGTCACCAAGTTGACGCTGATCGTGACGTTGCCTGCGGTGGTGTTGGTGACGGTGAATTTGTCGATGATGGCCTTGCAGTTCACTGCTGTGTACTGCGTGGTTTGGGCATTTTCTGCCTGCTTTGCTGGGATCAGCACCTTGATTGTGACGGTCATGATCTGTCCTTACTGTTGAACTTGGGTGACGGAAAGCACCACCGCTGGGGCAGCTGGTGCAAATGCTGTGGCTGCCACACTGTCCACGGTGATGTTGGTGCTGTCTGCTGCAAAGGCCAGCTCGACGTATTCGTTGGCGGCAAGAGATACGGTCTCGTTGAGCGCAATCGGAATGTAACCGTTATTGATGTCTGAAGTGACCAAGCGTGCGCTGTTTGCGATGGCCGTGCCGTTCTTTTTCCACCAGACCCAGATGTTTTTGGATGATGAGCTGCCGCTGGTCAATTGCACTGTGGCGTCGAACTGGTAGAGGCCGGACTCGGGCACGATGATTTGGCTGGTGGTTCCACCGATCGTCACGCCGTTGCTGATCTGCGTGTTGTCAAATGTCAGCAAGTATTCGGTGTTGATGACGGCAGGTGTTTGGTCTGTGGTCTTGGTGAACACGCCGTAATACTGCATCTGCGTGATGGTTGGGCGCACGAAGATGACGCCAGTCGTTGCGTTTGAGGTAACGCACGAAGCCAGTGGGATCACATTGTCTGGGGCTGTGGGCTTGACGTTTGTCAGCTCTCCGGCCACTGTAGGGCTGGCGTAAAGCAGGTCACCAACAGCAAACGCGCTGGTGTCTAAGTCGCGCACAAAGCCCCATGTGGTGCAGTAACCCTTCTCGCCGCTGTCTGGCAGGTCGTGTGTCATCACGCCTAAGATGTAGATAGTGGGCTGCGATCCATCTGCGAGATATGGCGCGACAAGAAGGGCGTTTGCTGTTGCGCCTGCGAAGCCAACGACTGTGCCATTGGGGATGGTCACTCCGGTGGTGTTGCCGACACGGGCATAGATCTCTTGGCCGATCTGCTGTGTAACGCCGTACTCCATGCCGAGGTTGACGGTCTGGTCTGTGGTGTTCCAGGACAGGCGTCTGGTTTTGTTGACTGGTGCAGGACTTTCGCTGAGGTCGATGTAATCGGTCACCACCGAGTTGTTATTCTGGATGACTGGCGCTGTGGCCAACAACTCCAAGGACTGAGCAAGTCTGCTGATCTGAGCCAGCGCCTCGTTTGCTGTGGCCGCTGCTGTGTCTGCCTGGTACTCAAAATCAGTGCCAACGATGACCTGGATCTGATCGACCGTAGCAAACAGCAGCTCAAACTGCCTAATCTGCTGCTGATCGGTCAGGAAGGCCGCGAGCTGGTCGCGGGTGAGGTTGAGCCTGCGGGATACTGGTGCGGTAGCCATCAGTATGCCAATGCCTCAATTTGTGCCTCAAGGCGCATAAAGGAAACGTGCGCATCACTGTCGCCACGGAAGCGCTGGATTCGCCAGTTCCTCATGTGGCCCTGCTGAAACCATGCAAGGCGCTTGGCTGTGTTGCCGATCGTGCCCACGCTGATGCTGCGGTCTTGACTCCATGCGAGGCCGTCTGTGCTGTAGCTGGTGCTGATCTGCGGGTTGGTGCCAAGTGCCACGCTGCCGGTCAAACTGACCAGCTCAAGGCGGTTGAAGATCGCGCCGTTGCCTTCGTTGTAAGCAATGATGGTGCCGAATTCCCAGCGGACTTGCTGGCCCCAGTGGTGGCCGGTGTCTTGCACCAGGTAGCCGATGGCGCTGCTTTGTGGATCGCCGACCAGCCACTTGTCGTAAGCCCAGACCAGATTGCGTGCGCGGTACTGCGAGAAGCCGACTACGGTGGTGGTTAGGGTAAACCAGACCTGATCTCCAAGTGCCTCGGATGCGGCTGCGTCGTAGACCAAGGTGCGGTCTGGCAGATGCACGTAGAGGTGCTGGTGCGACTTGTCGTTGCGCGCTTCCAGCTTGACCAGTGCCAGTTGCGTTTCGGTGTAGTTCAGGAGCAGCTCGTCGATCTCTTGGGTGCTGATCTTCTGGGTGGTGGCCGCAGCGCCGATGTAGATGCCTGGGGCTTCGTTGCGTCCACCGCCCAAAAAGGCGATGCGCTCCAAGTAGACGCAGCAGGCAAAGGTGCCGACCACTCCCTTTTGAACTTGTGCACCGTCGATGCGTGCAAAGGGAAACAGCTCGCCGCCTACGTTGTCAAACACCTCGATGGTGTTTCGGTTGAGGGCATAGACCTCGTTGCGGAGCTTGAGCAGGGCCACGACTGGATCTGGGTCCACCTCGGAGCTTCCGTATTTCAGGGGGTTGACCTGCAAGGGGTCTGTCAGCTCGGTGACAATAAGAAACTCGCCATCGGTGGTCATGAAGTAACCATCGACCCAGCAGAAGTCTAGAACTACGCCAAGATCTGGGTCTGTGTTCTGCGTGAGTGTTGCTGCAACCGGATCCCAGAAATACAGTCGGCCACCGGAGGCCACGGCCAGTAGATCAAAGCTGTAGTCGAACGTCACCAGGCTGTCGACTGGTCCACCGACATGGCCAAGCACGGTCACGGTTCCATTGCTGGCAACGGTCACGAGCTTGGTGCCCATGACTCGGTAGCAGATGCCGTTCCAGTTTACGCCGCCACGGTCTGTGCCTGGGCCTGTGCCATTGGCCACGATGCCGTCACCAGGGCGCAGGAAGCCGTTGCTGATGCCGGACTGCTTGGGCACTGGCACCATGTTGACCGGGTAGGCCGTGCGCAGCTCTGGGGTGGCGTCGGCGTAGATGCCGTTGAGGATTGGGATTTGCATGGCTTACCACTTGACCTTATTGGCCCAATACGCTGCGCTCAGTTTGCCCTTGGCAATGTTGTCAGCGTGCCGAGCTTTGAATGATTCGCGCCGGGCTTGGCTGGCTTTGGACTCGCCCTCTTTTTTGGGTGAGCCTTTGACGCCTTGCTGACCGAACCGGATGGTTTTGATCTCGTCGCCCGACTTGGCCACAACGACGTGGCTTTTGGTGGGGTGCGATGGCGTGGCCTTGGGCTTGTTGTAGCCCACAACACCGGCACGTGCAAGGCGTGTGTCTTTGGTGGCCATGGCTTAGGCGACGCGATACCAGCTGTTGGTGGCCTGGTAGAAGCGCATAGTGAAGAAGGCATTGGCGGCCAGGGTGGTGGGTGCGCCGAAGGCTGCTGCTGCGCCGTTCAGGGCCAGCGTAAAACTGGTGATGATCTGGGTGGTGGTGACCAGCACCTGTGTGCCGTCTGGCACGCCAGTGTTCAGAGGCAGTGTGACTGTGCCTGCGGCCAAGGTGCCAGCAGGCTGAATGACCATCCACTGCTGCTCGCTGGTGGGTGTTGGCACGGTGATGTTGAAGCCAGTGGCAGGAGTGTAGAGGTTCGTGGCCACGGTGGGGGCTGCGAATGTCTGCTGGAAGTATTGCAGCAGCTGAGAAATCGAGACCTTGCGAGCATCGCCGTTGTTGGAGACGTAGACCGGCAGGAGGTCGCCGCCAGAGACCTGGCTGACACCAGAAAGTTGGTTGATGGTTGGCATGTTGGTTCCTCAGTTGAATTCGATGGGGCCATCTTGACCGGCTAGGACTGGATCGACGGGCGGACGGATGAATGGGTTGTCGTAGACGCGCCAGGGCTTGTTGCCTGCTCCTGCTGGCATGGTGCTGGGCAGTTGTTGCTGCACGGGCATGGCTGCGCGAGACAAGAGCGTGTTGTAAGACTCTTTGGCCGTGGCCTTGGTGTCGGGCATGACCTGCTTGCCGTAGGACGGCCCGAGCTTGATAGCTAAATTGGTGTAGATGGCCTCGTTGGAACTGTCGGGCACGTTGGTCTGCTCGTCGAGATCGCTGTCCTGGGGGCTGGATGGCAGAGGGTAGCCAAGGCGGATGCCGAGGGCGTTCCATGCGGCCATCATGGTGTCCAAGCGCCGAAGGGCGGATTGCATTTGCTCTGGTGTCAGATCAAAGGCGTAGGAGGCCAGTCCGATCTCGTCGAAGGCTTGCTCGATAAATTGGCGCTTGGTCCATCCCATTGTCATTCTCCAGTTGGCGCGGACAGTCTGTCCTGGATCAATTGTCCCAGCTTTTTGTCCTTTGTGCGACCGTCGAAGCGGATGCCGAGTTCTGTGGCCTTTGCCTCCAGCTCTTCACGGGTGGGGGCTGCGTCGTCTTCTGTGGCTGTGTCCACGACTTCCACGGCTTGGGCTTCTGCCTGCGCTGCTGCCTCGGCTTGCTCGCGCAGCAGGCGGTGGTTGATGCCGTCGATGGGCTTTGAGGGCTTGCGCACCTTGACCGGCTTGCGGTTCTTGGCGTATTTGGGGGTGAGGATTTTTTCCTGCATCACTTGGCCTTTTTCTTCATAGGCTTGGCGGTCTTGGCGGCTGCTTTGAAGTCTGCGGCTGTGGGTGCGCCTTTGGCGCCTGGTTTGCGCATCTTCTCTTTGCTGCCTGCTGCGATGCGTTCGCGCTTGGCGTTGATGTTGGCGTAGAGACCGGGCTTCATTTCATGGCCTTCTTGGGTGCTTTGCTGGGCTTGCCTGCTGCCTTGGCTGCTTTCTCGGCTGTGCTGAGTGCAATGGCCACGGCTTGCTTCATGGGCTTGCCTGCTTTCTTTTCCATCTTGATGTTCTTGCCGATGGATTTGCTCGAATAACCTTTGGTCAATGGCATGGGGTTCTCCTATTGCAAAAAGGGGGACCGAAGTCCCCCAGTTTTTTGGCCAGATTACTGGTTGAACAACAAGATGCCCGACATCTCGGGGTTCTTGTTGACCACACCGAACAGGGTGTCCATGCGGTACTTGATGGTCATGCTGTTGATGTCGTACCACTTTTGCAGGACCAACTCAATGCCTTGGTCTGTGCTTGCACGCATCACTGCGACGCCAGCGTCAGAGGGCACTGCGTAACGGCCAGGCAAGATCTCCAAGGAGTCACGCTGCCAGAACACGTTCACAGAAGCTGCGTTGACGTTCAAGAAGGTGATGGCGGCTGCATCGGCGGCGATGGCAACTTCCACGTTCTTGTACTGCAACTGAGCGTCTGTTGGGCCTGTGCCACCGATGGTTTGAGCACCGATGATTGGAGGCGTGATGGTCATGGTGGTGCCGGAATCAACAGACACAACACGGAAGGTCTTCAACTGACCGGTGCTCTGCTTGGTGATGTGGTGCACGGCGTAGACTTCGGCGATCTTAAAAGCGTCGCCAGCAGCGATTCCGGTGGTGCTGTTCACGGTCACGGTCTGGAAGCGGTTGTCCACGTTGATCTGGCCGCCCACTGCTGTGGAGGTGGCCTGAGGAGCGTAGTTCGCTTGTGTGTTAGAGCCGTTGGTGTCAATGGTCTTGCTTGTGCCAGCGGCGGCTGCCAGGCGGTTTGCGTAGTCCATCTTGTAGGTGTCGAAGCCTGCGACCATGCCGACGTAGCTGCGCTCGTAGGCTTTGTCCGACTTCTGGTTGCCGAAGCTGCGAGCAGTGCCGACCAGGTTGCCAGCCAAGCCGTTGTAGTCGCGGCTGGACAGGGCCATGAAGCGGTCATAGTCTGGAACGCCTTGTTCGTTCATGATGGTGTCGCACAGGGAGACGTCATCGTAATCGCCAGCGGCAGCTGCGATTGGAACAACCAAAGAGCCGAGGTTTGCGGCAGAGCCCATGATGGCCACGTTGATGTCGGAGGCCAGCTTTTGCTTGGCGCTCTCACCCAGACGGCCTTCTTGCAAAGCGTCACGCAGTTCGAGGGCGGTCATTTCCCATGGCACTGTCTGGCTGTAGCCCAGAGTCGCAGGGA